GACGGCGTGTCTTTGTTCGGTGTGAACTCTGGCGGCTCTCGCGTTGGTCACCCACTCGTTAACGGTGGCGTGAACTACAACAGCCCAACTACCGCTGTTGACTTGAACGAAACTTCATTGGAAAACGCTGTGATTCAGATCGCTGCGTGGACCGATGAACGCGGTCTGTTGATCGCCGCCAAGCCAGTCAAGATGGTGATCCCACCAGCCTTGATGTTCACGGCCAAGCGCTTGTTGGACACTGAGTTGCGCGTTTCTACTGCTGATAACGACATCAACGCTATCAAGCAAATGGGCGCTATCCCCGGTGGCTACACCGTCAACCACTTCTTGACCGACAGCAATGCTTGGTTCTTGACGACTGACGTGCCAAACGGCTTGAAGCATTTCGAGCGTTCAGCTTTGACTAACAGCATGGACGGTGACTTTGACACCGGCAACGTGCGTTACAAGGCTCGCGAGCGTTACAGCTTCGGTTGGTCTGATCCCCTCGGTATGTGGGGTTCTGCTGGCGCTTAATTGCCGGCACGAGAAAAGGGGCTTCGGCTCCTTTTCTTTTATTCAAATCAGGTGTATATTTGCACCATCTCGGAATTTTTTCGGGGCGTATGACTGACCGAGCAGACGACATGCAGACTACGCCCTCAACTTGCATGTAAGGACATTGACATGGCACGCACTTCTTTCCAAGGCCCAGTACGCTCTTTGGGCGGTTTCTACACTCAAGGCCCTGACACCGTTATCAACCTCGCCAACGGCACAAACACTGTGACTTTGGATGTGGCTTCTTACGCTGGTCGCGTTATTCGCACCAACGACGCCACTTTGGTCATCACTCTCCCCTCAATCAACACGACTGCCAACTCGCCAAACAACGGCCCCGGCACTCCTCCTGCAACTTTGAACAACGTCGGCACAAGCTACACGTTCTTTATTGAGACTACTGCATCTGCCTTGGCTATCAAGACTGACGGCACTGACAAGTTCGTGGGTTCTTTGTTGATGGTTGACACCGACACTGCTGGCGCTGCTACTGGCTACGCCCCCGGTGCAAGCAACGACGTCATCAACTTCAACGGCACTACTACTGGTGGTATCGCAGGTACTCAAGTTACTGTGACTGTCTTGGCAGCTAACAAGTACTTGGTGCAAGGCGTTGTGTTGGGTTCCGGCACCGTCGCAACACCTTTCGCTGACGCTTAATTGATCTCGGGGGCTTCGGCCCCCTACTAAAAAGGAGATTAGTTATGACAATGCAATATGACGTAAAGTCGCAGCACGCTTCTGTTTCTGGCTTAATGGTAGGACATCGCACTCGCCTTAAAGGTGCTGTAGTTTTTCCGTTTAGCGCGGCTACGGGATACAGCTCGTTTGTGGATGACACATCGGTTGCTGGTACGTACGCAAGGGCGACTACAACTGCAACAATTACTTCTGCAAACCACGGGTTAACTACAGGTAAATGGGTGTATTTGGATTGGGATTTGACAGACAATCCGTACCAAGTAACTGTGACAGGCGCAAACACATTCACGGTTACTGTTGCTAACAGTGGCGCAACAAGCGGTAACGTGACTGTTTGGACAAACATGCTTCTTCAGGCAGACGCATCAAACGCTACCGCGTTTACGATTGTTGTTCCCGGTGAAGGCATTTTGGCTCCAAACGGTATTCGCACGTTTCTTGCAACGGACATCCACGCAACCGTTTTCTACGGCTAAGTCATGGACAACGTGGTTTGGAACGGCATACTCACAGCAGGTCTTGGCCTGCTGACTTGGGTTTTGAAGGATAAGGCAGATGAACTCAAACGCGTCACGATCCTCCTCAACCGTACCCGCGAAGAGATCGCGAAAGAGTACGTCACCAAAACCGAAGTCCACGCTGACATTAACAGGGTCTTGGACAGGCTTGATCGCTTGGATGAAAAACTGGACAGGCTTATGGAGACAAGACATGCCAGCGGTCAGTGAGAAACAAAAGAATTTGATGGACGCAGCGGCGCATAACCCTGCTTTCGCCAAAAAGGTCGGCATCCCTTCAAAGGTTGCCAAAGAGTTCAGTTCGGCCAGCAAAGGCCAAAAATTTTCTAAAGGTGGTGACATCATGGCAACAAAGAACAACGGTATTACTAAAGCAAAAATGGGCGCAGTTCGTACAGCAGCCCCAAGCAAAGACGGCATCGCTGCTAAGGGTAAAACCAAGGGCAAAATGATTTCCATGAAGGGCAGCACGCCTCTGGGCATGAAGTCTGGCGGCATGACCAAGAAGATGAACTACGGCGGCAAGTGCTGATCTATCATGATGGCCAGCCGTGGTATGGGGGACATCTCCCCCTCTAAGATGCCCAAGGGCAAGAAGATTACCCGCAAGGATAATCCGAACGAGGTCGAGATGTTCGCCGACGGCGGTAAAGTCAAGTCTCCTGCTTGGCAACGCAAAGAAGGCAAGTCTGAAGCTGGCGGCTTGAACGCCAAGGGACGTGCCTCCTACAACAAAGCGAATCCCGGCAAGCCCGGTCTGAAGGCCCCACAGCCAGAAGGCGGTTCTCGTCGCGATTCGTTCTGTGCCCGTATGTCGGGTATGAAGAAAAAGCTGACAGGCGAGAAGGCCAAAAAAGACCCGAACTCGCGTATCAACAAGAGCCTTCGGGCATGGAACTGCTAAATGGCAAACACCTCTGGATCAACAGGTTTTAACCTAGACCTCACCGAACTGGTTGAGGAAGCGTTTGAGCGCGTCGGTTCAGAGATGCGCACTGGTTACGACCTGCGCACAGCCCGTCGGTCCTTGAACCTTTTGTTTGCCGACTGGGCTAACCGTGGCGTGAACATGTGGACGTTTGAGCAAGGCACGATCAACCTCGTGCAAGGTCAGAACACCTATGCGCTGCCCAACGACACCGTTGACTTGCTTGAGCATGTGATTCGCACGCAAGCCAACCAATCAGCCAACCAAGCTGACCTGACCATTACGCGTATTAGCGTTTCTACGTACGCTACGCTTCCAAACAAACTGCAACAAGCCCGTCCGATTCAGGTATGGGTGCAGCGTTTGGACGGTCAACAATCAGCCAACGGGGGCACACTTGCAACAACAATCACGTCGACAGATACCACGATTACTGTTACCGACGCCGCTGGACTACCGTCAACCGGTTTTATCAAGATTGACAACGAGTACATCCAGTATGGCTACATCACGGGCAACACTCTGTACAACTGCTTCCGTGCACAGAACAACTCAACCGCCGCAGCTCACACTTCCGGTGCAACCATCTATTGGGCCAAGCTCCCAGCAGTGACCGTGTGGCCTACACCTGACGGTGCTCAGAGCTACCAGTTCGTGTACTGGCGTATGCGTCGCGTGCAAGATGCCGGTGGTGGTGTGAACGTCATGGACGTACCCTTCCGCTTTGTGCCTTGCATGACCGCAGGTCTGTCGTATTACTTGGCGCTCAAAGTCCCCGGTGGGTTGGAGCGTTTGCAGGTGCTCAAGCAGCAGTACGACGAGGCTTGGGAGATTGCCGCTGGTGAAGACCAAGAAAAAGCTGCGGTGCGCTTTGTGCCGCGTCAGATGTTCATCAACTAATGGGCAATCGGTTCTCCTCCGGCAAGAACAGCATCGCCGAGTGCGATCGCTGTGGCTTCCGCTTTAAGCTGACAGAACTCAAACGTGAGGTCGTTAAGACCAAGAACTATGAGCTGTTGGTGTGCGGCCCTTGCTGGGACCCTGACCACCCGCAGCTGCAACTGGGTATGTATCCGGTTGATGATCCTCAAGGCGTGCGTAACCCACGTCCAGATCGCAGCTATGTGTCATCGGGCTTGTTGCCGGATGGCTATCAAGGCGAAGGTAGCCGGAACTTACAATGGGGCTGGAACCCTGTTGGTGGCTCTAGCTTTTTTGATGACGCACTCACGCCAAACAACTTGGCATTAACCGTGGAAATTGGTACAGTCAGTATCAGCACAACGTAAGGAGTCCAACATGGACAAGAAAGACTTAGCTCAGGACAAGAAGATGATTAAAGCCGCTGTGGGCAAGCATGAAAAAAACATGCACCCCGGTAAGGCTCCAACCAAACTTCGCGCAGGCGGCAAGACCAACAGCGACATGCTGAAAATGGGTCGAGGTCTGGCCAAAGTTGCTAACCAAAAAGCACGAGGTTAATCATGGCTACCTACAAACAATCAAAGTCTGCGCCTATCAAGGCCGCAGGTACAGCTAACAACAAGCAGTACTTGAAAGACATGAATGAGTCGATTGCTAACTCACGTAGCAACGACTACAAAGGCACCAAAACTTCGGGCATCAAAATCCGTGGCACAGGCGCAGCAACTAAGGGCTTGATGGCCCGAGGACCAATGGCCTAAGCATGACATACGACGAGCTTGTTGTTGCCGTAGCAGACTACACAGAGAACACCGTTCCGACGGTGAGCATGAACACGTTCATCAGGCAAGCGGAGCAGCGCATCTACAACACGGTGCAGTTTCCTTCGTTGCGTAAAAACGTGACAGGTATAACTTCGACCAACAACAAGTATTTGTCGTGCCCCAATGACTTTTTGGCTTCGTATTCTTTGGCGGTCATTGACGCTGCCGGTGCGTATGAGTACTTGCTAAACAAAGACGTAAACTTTATCCGTCAGGCTTACCCACAGCCAACAGACACGGCTATCCCCAAGTACTACGCTTTGTTTGGGCCAACAACAACGTCTGGTGCTACCCCTCAAATCACGAATGAACTGTCGTTTATTCTTGGTCCAACACCTGATTCAACCTACACTGTTGAGCTGCATTACTACTATTACCCAACCTCTATCATTCGTGGACAGCTCAATAGCCTTGATTCACTTGTGGGTGGTACTGGGTATACAAACGGTACGTACTACGATGTCCCACTGACTGGTGGCGATGGTGACGGCGGAGCGGCAACTGTAGTGGTTATTGGTGGAACGGTTGCTACGGTAGACATAACCAACCCCGGCTGTAAGTATGTGGTTGGTAACACGCTGTCTGTAGCAGCCGCGTCAATCGGCGGTACTGGCTCAGGCATGACAATTGATGTTGCAACGGCGCTTAATGAAGAAGGTACTTCGTGGCTTGGCGATAACTTTGACTCCGTGCTTTTTTACGGCACATTGGTTGAAGCCTACACGTACATGAAGGGTGAAGCCGACGTCATGGGGTTCTACAACACTAAGTACAACGAAGCGTTGGCGATGGCTAAACGTCTTGGCGACGGTATGGAGCGTCAGGACGCGTATCGTTCTGGCCAATACAGACAGGCAGTGACTTAATATGGCAATTGCTCAAGGCGCAACCAACACGTTCAAGATCGGATTGCTTGACGGCAGTTACGACTTGGCCGCAGGTTCTTTCAAGATTGCGCTGTACACAGGCGCAGCTTCGATTGGTCCAGACACAACCGCGTACACAACAGATAGCGAAGTAGTAGCAGACGGCTACACAGCTGGCGGTGAAGCACTGACCATCACGCAAGTACCTACAATCGGCAATCAAACTGGCGTAGCGACAGCGTATTTGTCGTTCAACAACGTGACTTGGACTTCCGCATTGACGGCTCGTGGTGCATTGGTATATGATGCAGTGACCAACGCGTCGGTCTGTGTTTTAGATTTTGGTGCTGACAAAACGTCTACCACCACATTTACGGTACAGTTCCCCGCTGCTACCAATTCTTCGGCAATCATCCGTATCGCATAAGGAGCGAATATGTACAGTGAAAACACAAAAGCAGACGACCAATCAACGGCGCTTGTAACCCAAAACAGTGGTATCTCAGAGACCAATATCGTTACCGGCATTTTTAATGTCGAGTGCGTTGGTGAAGATGGCCAAGTTAAATGGACTGAAACTTTCCCTAACCAAGTAACGACCGTTGGCCGTAACGACATGTTGGATAAGTACTTTGAAGGCGCGGCCTATACCGCTGCTTGGTACATGGGCTTAGTTGATAACGCTAGTTTTAGCGCGTATGCCGCTGGTGATACTTTGGCTTCTCACGCAGGTTGGTTGGAATTTCTCAACTACACCATCTCTGGAAGTTCAACTAACAGAGCAACGGTTTCTTTTGGTACCGTTTCGGGAGGCTCGTTGGCTTCATCGGCCACCGCATTTACCATCAGTGGTGCGGGTGGTACGGTGCTTGGTGCCTTAGTGACTGTTACGCAAGCAAGAAACACAGCAACTAACGGCGGTGCTGGCGTCTTGTATTCTGCTGGTTCTTTCACTGGCGGCGCTCGTACTGTGGTCGCTACCGACACACTGAACGTGACTTACACAGCAACTCTGACTTAATAGGTGCAACATGGCTAAATTCAAAAAAGGCGACGAAGTTAAAGTCTCTCGCGTAATCCCACAAGGTCCAGTTGAGGCATTTCAATTGGACGACGATGGCGATATGCAGTACATGATTTCTTGGACCGATGATGACGGCGCTACGCAACAGCGTTGGTTTAATGAGTCTGACCTTGTAGCAGCCTAATAAAGGAGCGCGGCAGTGTTTGGCTTCGCGCCGTTTTCTGCTGCGCCCTTTTCTAGCTTTCCCGTTTCCGGGACGGTTTACAACGTCAGTGTCACAGAGACTACCGCAGCAACAGACAGCCAGTCCGCGGTTTTTTCGTTAGTAGCATCCGTTGCAGAATCAACTGCCGCTACAGATACTCAAGCCGCAGTATTTACGCGTAGTTCGGCTGTCAATGAGTCAACTGCCGCCACTGATAGCCAGTCTGCTGTAAGAACGCTTGTAGGGGCTGTCAATGAGTCAACTGCCGCCACTGATAGCCAGTCTGCGGTCTTCACACGCAACGCCGCTGTAGCCGAATCCACAGCAGCAACAGACAGCCAGACAGCCGCACGCACAGTTGTAAGTTCTGTTTCTGAATCAACTGCCGCCACTGATAGCCAGTCTGCGGTTTTTTCTTTAGTAGCCGCTGTTGCCGAGTCAACCGCAGCGACCGATAGCCAGTCTGCTGTAAGAACGCTTGTAGGAGCTGTGTCTGAATCCACTGCCGCTACAGATTCTCAAACCGCGGTATTTACGCGTAATTCAGCGGTCAACGAGTCCACCGCAGCTACGGACAGCCAGACAGTTTTACGTACAACTCTTGGCGCAGTTTCTGAATCGACCGCCGCCACAGACAGCCAGTCTGCTGTAAGAACGCTTGTAGGGGCGGTTTCTGAGTCCACGGCAGCTACGGACAGCCAGACAGGTACCTTTGCGCTTTCTGCCGCAGTTTCTGAATCTACCGTAGCTACTGACTCTCAGACAGCCGCACGCACAGTCGTAAGTTCTGTTTCGGAATCGACCGTAGCTACAGACAGCCAGACAGCCGCACGTACCCAAGCAGCAGCAATAGCCGAATCCACGGCAGCAACAGACAGCCAGACGGCTGTGTTTACGTTCAACGCCGCTGTTTCTGAGTCCACCGCAGCTACAGACAGCCAGTCCGCGTTACGTACGGTTGTAAGTTCTCTGTCCGAGTCCACCGCTGCTACAGACAGCCAAACAGCCTCACGTACACAGGTTGCGTCCGTTTCTGAGTCCACCGCAGCTACGGACAGCCAGTCTGCGGTCTTCACACGCAACGCAGCTGTAGCCGAATCCACCACCGCTACAGACAGCCAGTCTGTGGTTAGAACTCTTGTGGGCGCAGTTTCGGAGTCCGCCGCAGCTACGGAAAGCCAGTTTGCGGTCTTCTCACTCTCCT